CGTAGGCCACGTCGGCGTCCGAGATGTACTCGATGTGCCGCACCATGCCGTCGAAAATCTCAGCCATCTTGACGTCGGCGCGGTCGTCGGCGGGTATCACCTTGCCCGCTGGCCGGTTCTGCCGCTGCTCGTTCGTCACCTGCCGGACGTGTTGCGGCAGCTTGTTAATGGTCAGGCAGGGCCGCGCGTTGATCGTCTGACCTTGCACCGAGCCGCGCGTCGCCAGCACGTCCGCCGGCCATTGCCAGTTGTTGTCGGGGCTGCCCGCCATGAACCGGAGGTCGTCCAGTTCATCCTCGCGGCTGTCGGAATACGCCGAAATCGCCAGCGTAAACCGTGACCGCATCGTATCGAGCATGTCTTTGCGGTCGGACGCCATTATTTGCCCTTCTTAGGCATGGCCGGCTTGGCCGCAGCGCGTTTGGTCGCGTAGGCGATGGCGACAGCCTGTTTCTGGGGCTTTCCGGCGCCCATTTCGGCCTTCACGTTCTTGCGAAACGCCTCTTTAGAGGCCGATTTGACCAGAGGCATTACTTTTTCCTCGTTTTGGCCGACTCTTTAAACGCCTTAGTAGTCGGAGCGCCCTTAGCCCCCGGCTTGCGCATCTTTTCGCCCGATCCAGCCGCTATACGGGCCTTCTTGGCGTGAATGTTGGCGTAAAGACCCGTCTTAGCCACAGTTCCATCTCCGCATAGACGCCTTGGCCCGCTCGGCGTTCTTGGACTTGGCGACAACGCCGCCCATCCGCGCGCAGAAGCTGGCCTTGCGCCCCTTGTCAGCGTCGCTCTTGGGGTTGGGTGCTGGAGCCTTCAGGTTGCTGCCCGTCTCACGGTTGTACTTGGCGCGACCCTTGGCTGTAAGCCCCGCGCCTTGTTTGGCCGGCAGCTTTTCGCCGCGGCCAACCGATAGCGATACGGACTTCTTAGCCATCAGGCGCCCATCCAAGAAGTTGAATTTCCTGCTGGAGAGTACCCGCGCGGGCGGGCCGTGTCAACGCGCCCTTCCCGATGCGCGACGGGGAAAGCGAAAGTAACCGCTACGGCGTCGGCGGCGTCGGGCGAGGCGAGCCCGCGCGATTTCATGTCTTTCTTGCTCTCCAAGAAAATCGTACCCCGGCTGTCGGGCTTCATGAGGGGTCCAATCAGGTCGCTCCTCAGGTAGCGGTCGCTCGGCAGGTGGGCGCTCTTCAGCCATTCGCGCAGCTCACCCCACATCTCGGCCCGCTTGTTGCCCCACATCGCCTGGTTCTTCGACTTGTTCCCAAAGTTCACCCCCCGCACCTTGTACCGCTGCTCCTTGAGCCGGTCCACGACGCCCGCGCCCAGCCCGCCCTCGTCGATGACCACCAGCGCCGGCTTGAACTCCTCGATAGCCCCGATGACGTGGCCGACCACCTCCATCGTGTCGGCCCCCTTGTACCGCCGGATCGTCACCAGATCGCGGCCCTGCCGCACGGCGATGACCGTGCTGTCGCTGCCGAACCGCGCCGGGTCCACGCCCAGCACGATGGGCGCGCTCGCATCCTTGTACGCTGGCCGCGCCATCGCGTCGGCCACCAAGTCCACACCGATGAACTGGTCGTCCGACGCGTTCGGGAACTGACCGAACACCTCGACGTGCGCCTGCGCCGACTCCGGCCCGTACTCGTCGATGATCTGCTGATACGTTTGTTTGTCGGTCCCCTCGACCGTGCGCGCGTCGACAATCTGCGTGTCCCAAAACTCCCGCTTGGAGTGGAAGCACTCGTAGAAGTACCCGCTGTTGCGACGCGGGTTGGAGAACGCCAACCAAAATCTATGCTGGGTATTCTCCGTAAAGAAGCCCGAGCTGACCGCCCAGATCGTGTCGTCGATGCCGCTGGCCTCGTCGAAGATCAGCAGCACGCCGTCGAAGTTGTGCGTGCCCGCGTACGCGTCGGGGTTCTCCGCGCTCCAGAGCTGCGCCTGCGCCGCCCACAGCCGCGTGTCCCGGTTCAAGTCCCGCTTGACCGCCTCCGTCAGCCACTTGGCCGGCACCACGCGCGTGGCGCTGGGCTCGAACCAGTGGCTGTTGATGCTCATGCCCAACCACTTGGTCAGCTCCGGCCACGTCTTGGTCGAGAGCTGGTTCTCAGTGTTGGCCGACACGATGGTCGTGCCGCCGATGCGGGTGGACAGGAACCAGTGGATGACCCACGAGACGAGGGCCGACTTGCCTATGCCGCGTCCGCTAGACGTGGCGTGCCGGAACATCTTGAAGTCCTTGAGCGGCTTGTTGGCTGCTATGTGCGCCGCTAACTTGCGCAGCACGTCGCGCTGCCATTTGCGCGGGCCGTCGAACTGCGCCAGTGGCGTGTTCTGCTGGCCCCAGGGGTACGATAGCAAAACAAATTTAAGCGGATCATCCGCTATGGCGGGGCTCCACAAACGAGCCATAAGCTCCATCTCATCTTGGGGTGAATATACTGGAACCTGCATCGGGCACCCTGTTAACGTGATGTTTGTGGGCCGCTATGTCGTATGCGGCTTTAGCCTGTTCAAAGTTGTCGTAGTACCCAAGGTACATCATTTTATTGTTTACAGATATACGCGCGCGCCATCTTTGACTGACTTTGTGCCAGCCTACGCCGCGAGCGCCTGACACGTTGTTGCGCTGTAACCCTGTGTTTTGGGTGTTTACGTACCTGTCGGCAGCGCGAATATTTACGAGTCTATTGTCGTGTCTAACGCGGTTTATGTGGTCTAGCTCGTTTTCAGGCCACTCGCCATATGTGTAGAGCCACGCTAAACGGTGCGCTCGGTACAGCTTTCCGTGCAGGCTTATCTGAACGTAGCCGTTAACGCCTATGTTGCCCGCCCTGTCGCCAGCGCGGGTGCCGGCAGTCCGGTTTACGCGCCACGTAAAAATGCCGGTCTGAGCGTCATAGTTTAATAGACGGCAGAGATCAATCTGTGTAATCGTTTTTGAAGCCATTAGCTTTTTCCTCAAGCTGCTTGGTCAGGGGGCCGTGTGACGCGCCAACGTCAACGGCCTCCGAAGCTACACTATCAATAACCGTAAACTTGTCCACTCTATCTTGCGCCAGTTTTAATGCGTGAGTGATGCTGATTTGCTGGTCAACGGTTATGTCAATGGCTTGTTTAGCCACCCATCCGTGCGCGAATTTTAGGATGTCCAGCGCCGCCTTGGCGTCGCCCGACGCCGCCGCTTGATGCAGTTGGTCGGACGCCAGCATCTCGCCGTCTGCGCGTCCCTTTAGCTCGGCCAGCTCGGCCAGCGGGTCAAACTGGCACAGACGCCGGTACTCGGCGGGCAGCAACCCCGCAGCCAGCGCCAGCGTGTCGCCTTTGAGGCCCTTGCGCGCGGCGCTGTAGATGGCGTCCAGCCGCGCCTCTGTCGCCTGCACTTGCCGGGGTTCGTATGGGAGTGAGCGCCATGTCATTGGGGCAATGTAAGGGATTGTGCGCGGGTTTGCAAAAATAATTTTGCAGCGGGTGTCCGTAAACAGAAATGAAAAATTGTGCGTGGGGGGTGCGTCGGCAACGACAGAAACGTCAGGGCTCCTCCCCCCCCATGCCCTGCCCGACAAAACACAAGCGATCCCTAATGCTTCCCAGCTAGGGACTGGCGCTTACGCGCGCCAGCCTATCGCCAATGCGAGGACCGATAGGACTACCGCCAAGATGATTCCGCCATCCGTTTCCATATTAGTCGTTCCTTATTGAACCTGGTTAGTGGGCGCCGCGTTTGCAGCGCCCGTTTGCAGTCAAAAGCTAAGCCCGAGGTCGCTCATCAATTCATCTAGCGTAGGTACGTCGTGCCAGCCCGAAGATTTGACTTTACCATCCGGCGTTATCATCATCAAACAATGTTCGTCGCCATATGTCGGATGTTCATAAAAACGGTAGCCAAGAACAACACCGATCAATGTCGGGTTTTTCGCGATAAACTTGCGGGCTTTGTCGGATAGCTGCATGACCTAAATTCCCATGATTGACGTTCGAACCGTAGCAAGCCTAGCGGTTAGTGTCAATCAATCTTTTGCATTTTGGCGCGGCAATCGATTGAATATTTCGCGCCGTCCAGGATGTGAACGTAAAGCGTTCCTTTTGGTGTGCGTTGCACAAAAGCAACCGTGATCGGCAACACAGGTAAGAGCAGTTTGACCAGGGCCACCCATTGCCCGCGCGTGATCGCCTTTTTGTCGACCAGGGCGCTTGCGGCGTCCATCAAGCCAAATGACGTGCGTATATTTTGAGTTACCAAATGAGTGCGCGGCGCCATGCTATTTTCCCTTGTTGCAGGCCAAATATATATGAAATCGTAGTTTTCGCAAGCGTTTATGGGCAGTTATGGGCAGTTATGGGCAATTGATGACCCATGACTAACTATCTGATATTACGCCATTCAACGCCCTTTTTTGGAATCATGGGCTATTTTAGACAGCAACACCATAGAGCGGCTGGAATCGTAGTTTTCACACGCACGCGCCAGATTACAGCCGTAGCCAAATATACGATATATAGATTTTTTCTTTTATCTAAATACTATGACAATATAGCCCATAAGCCCTCTAAACCTCATAATATCAGCGGCTTGTGAATGGGCAATCGTGTTTCCGTTTGGGCACCCATACTGCCCATGCCTCAAAAACTACGTTTTGCCGCTCAAGCGCGTATTTTCCGCTTGCCTATATAGCCTATGAAGTGTAAGACAATCCTGTACGCCATGCCAATTGGCGACGCAACACGGGACGTCACACCATGCTAAAATCCGCAATCATCTATAGAGGCCCCAGCCTTATCGACGGCGCGCCCATTGTCGTGATCGCCATCGATAGCGCGCGCAACACGAAAACCGGCCGCATGGTCCAGACCTACATCTTGCGCGCCGATATGGACCCGCGCGACGCTAGCAAGTCAGGCGCTGACGCGTCCATCTGCGGAACATGCCCGCATCGCGGCGACGCCACAAGCGACGCAAGCGCCAGCCAAGCCAAGAACCGCTCTTGCTACGTTCTGTTAGGTCAGGGGCCGCTTGTCGCCTACCGCGCCATGTTGCGCGGCGTGTATCCTACAGTCTCCGGCCATGCCGCTATTGCGGCGCTTGGCGCAGGCAAGCTTGTGCGCCTCGGCACTTACGGCGATCCGGCCGCCGTTCCGTCATACGTATGGGAGAGCCTCATTAACGAGGCCGCCGGACATACGGCTTACAGCCATCAAGCCAAGACAAGCGGCGCGGCGTTCCGCCCTGACTACATGATGGAGAGCGCCGACAATGAGGCGCAAGCGCGCGCGGCCTGGGCGCAAGGCCGCCGCACGTTCCGCGTTGTTAAAAGTGTCGCCGATATCGTCAAAGGCGCGGAAATCTTGTGTCCCGCGTCTAAAGAGGCTGGCCGCCGCGTGACGTGCTCGCAATGCAAGCTGTGCGGCGGCGCCAGCGTCGCAGGCAAATCCATCGCCATTCCCGATCACGGTCCGCAGCGCAAGCGCGCGGCCTAACAGAGAGGACGTAACCAAATGAGAAACGATAACAGAACGCCCGGCCAAATCGCTTACGAGGAGGATTGTCGCCGCAAACCCCGTTATGAGCACGGCCCCGTGCGCCGGACATGGCGCCAGCTCGACCTAGTCGAACGCGGCACATGGGAGCGCAATCCGACGCCGCGCGACTTTGGGCCGTTGGATACCGTTAAACCGATTGACGACGCGTTGGCTAAAACGTAAACTTATCCCGTACAATAACACCGAGGGACGTACGAACATGCAAACCTACAAC